AGAGTTGATAATACCATTACCATTTCTTAATCCTTCAACCCATGTTGTACCAATTGAATCACCAATTAATTTAGCATCAACATTCATTTCAGCTAATAATTCTCTTAGTGTTTTCGATTTAGTAATAGAAACTTCTTTAGCAGCAGCTTCTGCAGCTTGATTTCTGATCCAGTTTCTATTCATGATATCAATTTGTTCATTAATAGACATTAATTCTTTAGCTCTAGCATCAGCTTCTTCTTGCCATTTACCACCATCATCATGGTTAGCTCCACCAAGGCCTTTATAAGCCTTCATTCTATCCATTCTAGTTTCTTGACCTAATGAAGTTTCTCTGTATGCTTCTTGAGCATTAGCAGCATTTCTCCATTCATCAGCTAAACCAGATAATTCATTAGTCATATTAACAACTTCAGAATTAGCTTTTGCTAATGCATCTGAAACATCAATTGTAATTCCTGGTATAAAGTTTAATGCATCTACAAATTCTAATACACCAATTAAAGCTTGGTTATAAACTTTATTTAAGAATTGCATAGTTTTAATATTATATTCATTTAATTGTTTATCAAATAATACAAAACCAGCTATTAGTAATTGAATAGCAGTAATAAAAGCACCTAATGGGTTAGCTCTCATTGTAGCATTTAGTGTAGCAACTGCAGCTGATACAGTTAATATAATACCAGCAACTTTATAAGCTATAAATGTTTTAATTACACTATTAAACTTTTCCCAATTTTCGATTAAGAATCTAATTGCAGCTTCAATTTTTAAAAAAGCTTTACCTAGGTTTTCACCTACAGTTGTAGCTAATTTATTAAATGCTTCTTCTTCTGATTCTAATTCTTTATTTAAATTTTTAATTTGTTTAGTTAATACTCCAAAGAACTGTTTACTTACAACTTGTCTAAATTTGAAATATTTATCTTGTACCATTGATACTTGCCCTTGTAATGTTTTAGCAAGTTCCACAGTAGCATTACCAAATGTTCCACCTTTACCAAATACTTCAAAGAATCTCTTTTTAGTTTCTTCAACTGATACTTTAACACCAGCTTCAAATCCTAACATAGCTCTTACACCACGTTCTCTGAAAATATCAGCAGATGCAATACCACCAGCAAATGATCTCTGAATCTGTGTAGCAGTTTGTTGGAAATCTAGTCCAGTTGCAGCAGCAACGTTACCAGTTACTTTTAGAATTTCATTTAGTTCATCAGCATTTTTAGAAATTACAGCTAGGTTACCAGAACCTTTAGATATTTCTTCTAGTGAGAAAGGTACTTTAGCAGCAAATTTAGTTAGTGTATCAAATGATTTAGCACCTTCTTCAACTGAACCAAATAATAGTTTAAATCTAATTTGTAGTGATTCAACTGTATTACCAGCATCAAATGTATCTTTAATAAATTTACCAGCACCTAATGATACTGCAGCAAAGCCAGCCGCTAAGCCAACACTAAGGGCAGTTGATAAACCAGCTATTTGGTTTCTACCTCTTTGGGCAACTTTGCCCATATCTCTTAATCCTCTTGATGCTTTTTTAGAAGCAGCACCTGTAGCTACTAGACCAGCATTAAGTTTCTTAACTTGACCTGCTCCTGTAACATTTGCTTTTATATTTAGTTTTACAGACATTGTTTTATCTTTTCTAAGTTAGTATTATATTTAACACTTTATTCTCAGTTAATTTTATTTAGACCACAGTTACTTTAACTTCATCAAAGTATTTGCTAAATGCAGCCTCTATGAATTTTGTTGGGGCTTGTTGTGAGTGCCCATTATTTAAAAATTGTATATATGTAACACCATTGGTTACTATAATTTCAGTTGGTTTATCTTTCTTTTGTATTAATTGTATATTACCTGCTCCACCTGACTTAGCATTAATATATGTTTCAGTATATCCTATATACCAACTATTTCTTGAAATACCAGTATCAACAGGGGTAGCTAATTTAACATCAGCAAAGGCTTGTAGCGCTCTGGCTCTTAATTCCTTTTCAATTGCAGCATCCATATCCCTTTGCAGGTTATCGACTACTGTATTGAGACCTATTGTTGTAACTCCTAAAGCCATAGTTGTCTCCCTTGTGTTAGTGGTTGTACGTGGTTGCTTAGTAGCCTACCTAGTATCTATCTAGACAGGCTTTCTAAGATTAATTTATTTACCCCATTTTATATTGTTTTTGCTAGCTATACCCTTTAAAAAGGCCATTGCAGCAGTCTTATTAGGGTCTTCTCTATTTTGAGATTTCTCTAATGCAGCCAATGATGGGAATAATTGATGTATTTTTAATGGTTTACTACCTTGAAAGGTTGTTTGAGCTATTAAACTAGTTCTATAGTCTTCTCTCCAACCATAAGGCCTTAACCTAAAGTATTCTATCCAGCCCATGTATTCTTTACTGGACATGTTATTTATTGTATCCATTGTAACACCTAATTGGTGTGCAATTTCATACTCAAGAAGTTCTACTTTCCCAAAGTTTCACCTTTGTCATCAGAAGCGCCTAAGCCATTAAACAATAAAATATCATTTGATAATTTAGTTAATGCTTGAATTGGAAACTTTTCAAAATCTTCATCAGTCATTTTATCAGCACCAACAACGGTTGCTTTAAATATAATTGATAAAGTTGAAAGTCCACCAACATCAGAAACACCTTTAATGCTATCTAATTCTAACTGTAGGTCTTTAATACCTTTAACAGTTAATTGTTTAACTTCTACTTCTTGTGTTAAAAACTCAACTTTTTTTGTAATATCTATAATCTTAATATGTTTCATTTTATTTTCTATCCTTTGTATTATTATATAAGTGTTTATTATTTGTTTCAAAATCTTCCATAATCTTTCTTATTTTATGTAAGACATCTAAAGTTTCAAATACTTCAGTCTTATCCTCAACATCTTTTAATCTATCATATGTTTTTCTAATTGAGTTATCAATAGCTTTTTTAATATGTAATGATGTGATTCTTAAAACATAGTATTTATTAAACCGTTTTAATATACTATCCATTTTTATTTTCCTATTATGTATAATTAAATATAAGGGGTGTTTTACCACCCCCTATAAAAAATTGATTAGTCTGCGAAAGGACCAACATAGTCAGTTGAAGTAGTTAACGTCAAAGTTGCCTGATTAGAATCAGTTAAACTTGGAGTTACTTCAAAAGAAGCTACTTGACCTTTTACGTAGAACGCCGCGTTATCACCAGTTGTAGTATTTTTTACATCTAGCATAAATACGTATGAATTACCATCACCTACAAGACCTTGTAAAGTATTGTGAGTTCCGGGAATGTAGTTCAAAGAAAATTCTAAAGTAGGTGCGTCAGATTGACCACTAATTTGAGAAGAGATTCCTTGTCCGTACTGAGGTACATTTACGATATTAGCAGGCTTACCGAATGTAGGGAATTCTCTAATTCCTGTAATTTCAGTAGCAGTACTAAAATCACCAGCGATGAAAGTAGCATGTGTACTGTCGTCAGTTGGTAATGTATATGTAGCATCAGCTTTGTATTTAAGTTTAGTAAAAATACCAGCTCCGATATTTGATATAAGTGCCATTGTGTTTATTTTCCTTTATTGTTTGGTTATATTGATCTGAAGTTAACAGAGATATCTACTGAATATAATCCAGCATCTTTCTCATCAACTCCAATATTAGTTATAAAGCTATTAGTAGTTTGCAAATAGCCAGAGATACTATTTCTGTCAAGCAATCCTTTTAGTAAATCACAGATCTCATAAGCACGTTTCATACCTTGTCCACTAGGAACAAAGACGTTACATACTATTTGACCGTTACTTGTTGTTTCACCAAAGGTTAGCTCAGAAGAAAACGGTAATACATTAATTCTTACCCATTCATTACTATCAATTTTACCTTGATAGTTTGCAGGATATGTTTTAATATTATTACTTGTCCAGCTTGAACTAGCGAAAAGGCCTTCAACAGCTGTCAATATTTGTGATATTGATACGTGTGCCATTATATTTCCCTTCCAATAGTTAAGTTTATTACATAACCGTTATCATCTATTTCTTTAATTGCCCAAGTCTTACTTCTTAGTACTATAGTGTCGTAACCGTCTAGTACTTCAGAATTAACATCTGAACTTTTAATCATGATATCAGCATTTATTCTAGGCTTATCATTATTAGTTTTGTAAACTTTTATTACAACACCTTTAATTGAAAGACTAGCATCCGTAGTGGATGTAGTAGATTGGTTAGCAAAATCATATTCACTTACAGTTGTGTTAGTAAATGTTATGTTTTCTGCTAAGTCACCTATTAGATTAAATGCAGTAGTTACATTGTTGTTTAGAAGATTCTTAAAACTCATTTTAAGCACCTCCACCAACAGAAACTCCCCTATCAGCTATAGATCCATCACCTAAATATTTTGTTACAATTTTATAAACCGCAGTTGGAAGAGTTTTAAAGTCTTCTATTCCGCTGTTAGTATCAAACATTAATCTTATAGAACCAACAGTTAAATCTTTAACTTTGTTGGAACCATTAGCATTTGATTCAATTGTAGACATATTAAGTAATAAATAATAAGCTAACTCATAGGTCGCTGTCTTTATATCTTCAGGTACTGTACCATCGAAAGTTGTAGTTCGATCGTCAAATAATTCAACGTAATCTCCAAATTTGGAATCGTAATATTCAATATCACGAGGCCAAGATAATGGGTACGTTGCAGTTGGAGTGGCAGTGCCACCCCAAACTAAATTATCTATAATACCTGTGGCTGTTACTAAAGCTTGTTCAACTTTATCGCAGTCACCATCAGTCCAAAGTTCTGAATTCAATCTCATATCGAAATATTCATCAGCTTCTTGTGTAGTAACAAACGAGTTGTTTCCTTTGTTAAGAGCCATTTGTGTTTCTCCGTCTAATAGTTATTATATTAACCGTGGAATATAGGGTATAAACCAATTTGATTAACGTTAGTTGCATGAACAGTCCAGTTAGCTTTATCAGCTAGTGAAGTATTCGCAGGGTAAGCAGTTGCAGTACCAGTCCAAGAAAAACCTTTAGGGTGCATAATGTTTCCCCATCTTGAAATAATAGTTACAGCGCCACCACCGTTTCCAGCTAATTCATTTCTATCAACAGCAGTAGGATTAACCTGTGCTACTTCAGAGTAATGAAACGCAGAAGGTTTAGCTAAGTATGAAACTTTCAAACTTGCTGGTAAATTAGCAGTAAGTATTGAATTGTTAACAACTAATCTGATTTTTCCACCAAGAATAGTATTGAAGTTAAAGTTACCATCAACAACTGGAGCAACATCAAGAACGTTTTGTTTTCTCATAGTGTTAAAAGTAGCAGTATCAACTACTAGGTAGTAAAAGCTTTCTTCGAATTCACCTTTGATTGCAGTCATAGCATCAAATAGTACGTCAAAGAAAGAAGATCTTTTGTTAGCGTTAGTTTCGTTTGCAAATAAAGCGTTAGGAGTAGATGCAGTAGATCCTGTGTAGTAACCGAATGTATTTACGATTCCAGCAGAGTCAGAAGTTCCAACAGTAGTAGTATCCCAAATTTTATCAGAAACACCATTAAGAATTGATCTTAATTGTAGGTCTTCTTTTCTTGCTCTTACAGCAGCAAATTGCGAACCAAGGTAAGCTAGGCCATCAACTTTAGAAATAAGTTTTTGGATAGACATTTCTTGTGCAGCAACGTGATCGATATTTTTAATGTATACTGCTGATTTGTTAGCAACATCCATTAGGTTTAAACTAGTTGAACCAACAGTTTCGCTTTGTTTGTAAGCAGTAGCTGGATCAGTAAAATCTAACCATCTAAGTGTTCCAGTGTAGTTTTCACCAGCATCTGTAATTCTTGCATCAGCACCAACTAAAGCAGTAGAAACTAGTAAACTAGCATCAGCTCTTTCAGCTTGTGTATATGCACTAATAGCTTTAGCAACATTGTTAAAGTCATTTGATTGTATCATTTGTATTTTCCTTTATTATATAATAGTACCTTATGGTACCATTTAGTTTGGTTTATTATTGAGACCAATCACCGGTAGGATTAAGTGTACCATTAGCAATTGCTTTTAGTACTTCACTTTGGTCCATATCTTTGATTGACTTTGTAGGTATAGTACCTACTGCAGACTTAACTGGAGAAGTTCCAGAGCCTACATTTGCTTTAACGTTGAATAAGAATGAATTTTTATCATCTTTACCATAAGAAGACACAGCTTCGTTTATAGTAACTCCAGATGTATGCATCCATTCACCGTCAGCATTTTTGGCTAAATTAGAAACGATATCACCGTACGCCATAGTAGCAGCTTTTTCATTTTTAAAATCTAGACCATTAAGTTGAGCACGCACTGCGTTATCTCTGCTTAATTCTGTGTTTTTAGTTTCATAAGTTTCAAGTTTTCTAGTAAG